ACGCCCGAGTGCGCCGCCAGGGTCAAGGGGTGCCGGTGATCTGCCACCGCATCCTGATGCAAGACACGCTGGATCAGGCGCAGGCACTGGCCCTTGATGACAAGGCCACAACACAGGCAGGGCTTCGCAACGCAGTCAAACAATACCGCTTGACAAAGGGCGCATGACCTGTGGTACACTGTGTCACACCAACCACCAAAGGAGTAACTGTAATGCTGAAAGACACCATCGAGTTTGTAAAGTCACTGTACAAGGTGCCCAGTGCCGAGGCGCTGGCGCTCAGGGAGTTGGAAGACTCCAAGCGCAGGCTGCTGGAGGTGCAGAGCAGCCGTGAGTACGCTGATTCAATGTGCAAGTACTACGAGGCCAAGATCAAGCGCCTAAACGCCTATCTGCACAACGCAACCGAGGTGAAGCCGTGATTGACCCCAAGACCAAACGCATCACAGTGCCGGTGACAAAGGACATCGACCTGATCCGCGAGCGCATCAAGCGCGACACGGGGATCAACATGACCTATGTGCAGATTTTTAATTTCCTGATTCACTTCTACGTTGAACGGGCGAACGAGCCAAAAAGCAAATGGAAGGCATTGTCATGACTGACATCCATTCATGCAGCTACTACTGCGACCGACCGGAATGCATCAAAGCGCAGCGTGATGAGTTGCGCGAGAGGCTTGAGAGCATGACCGACCGCGAAATCATGCAGCGGGCGCTGGAGGCGCTGGAGTGGGTAAACACAAGCGTGTGGCTTGAAGACTGTTATCACGCTTTTGATGAGGAAGTCGCCGCCCTGCGCGACCGGCTGGCGCAGCCAGAGCAGGAGCCCGAAAGTGAATGCAACCCACAAGACATTTGCGCGGGGTGCAGATGCAAATATGCGGCGCAGCCAGAGCAGGAGCCGTTGCAATTCAAATGCACGGTGATAGATGACGCGCATCCCAATGGAGTGCCGTTGAGTCAGTGGGGTAAACAGCCAGAGCAGGAGCCGGTAACGCTGCCGTGCTGTGGATACGCTGACGCGAGTGCAGTCAAGTGGAACCCGTACAGCAAAGCCGTGCAGTGCCATAACTGCGGTCAAACGTATACCGCCGCCATCCGAGCAAGGGGGCAAGACCCCATGCCGCTGTTCGACGATTGGCCTGGGGGCTGGAGGAAATGAAATGCCCAGTATGCGGAACATGGACATCAGTGAAGGCGACTCGCGGCGAGATCAGGCACCGGGAGTGTGCGAACCTGCACCGCTTCACTACCCAAGAAAGCGTCGTGAAAATTGGCCCTTTAAATTCTACGAAGAAAAGGGCAGAATGTACCAAAACACCGTCCCACGGCAACCCAGGCCAGACCTGACCGACGCAGAGGAGGCACCGTTTTGAACTGCTGCGACTATGACTGCGTACAGGGCCGCAACTGCCCTGTCAGGGTTGCGAAGCGCAAGCCAATCATGCTGGCTGCCGAGCCACTGCCGCCATCGACATGGCGCATCGGTCTGCGGGTCTGGACATGGTGGATGCTAATCGCAGCAGTCGCCGTACCCTACATCCCGGTGCTGGCCTACTTCGCCTTGCGCGAGTAAAACAGGGTCCGGTCGCCAAATAGGTAAAAGCCCACAGCCGCAGCGAAGTTGTCCACAGCGTCGCTGGGCTGTCCGGCCAACTTGAGCGCGGCCCAGGTGCCCAGCACAATCATCGCCACAGCGGGGCGCATCAAGCGCACAGCGGCCTCGACCCAAGGGTATGAGGGGTTGGCCCCACCGGCCTCGTTCATCGCCTTGAACATGTCCAGATCGAACTGGCGCATCTTGACGTACTCATCGACATTGACCGGCTTGTAGCCATCGGTCTGGATGAAGCGCCCAATCAGCGACTTGCCAAGGTCAACGGCCAGCGGGCCGAGGGCGGCAAGAATGGTTAAGGGGTCCATGTCACACCTCCAGCAGATCAGCGATGCGGTTTGACCAGCCCCGGCTGAACGCGGGCCAGTTGGGCAGCGAGGCCATGAAGCGCAGGCGCTGCGCCAAGATGCGGCGCTTCAGCCCATCCGAGTGTAGCGAGCTAGCGGCGCGGATGGTTATGGGGCCGATCACACCGTCGTCCTTGACGCCACAGGCCCGCTGGAGCCACTTGGCCGACTGAACCACGCCAGAGTTGACCGCGCCGTCAAACACAATGTAGCGCACATCTGGCGGCAGCGACTCGGCCTGCACAACGTCCCAGTACCGATCCTTGTAGATGCGCTGCGCCAGATCGAGTGGCAACTCGCGCATGTCGCCACGGTAGCCAGCCTCGCGGGCCACGGCCTCGGTAACGCCGTAGCGGGTGGCCCCGCCTCTGTCGTCCTTGTGATTGCTGAACCCACCTTCGTGCTTCAGCAGCTTCTCGAAGGCAGTCAGGAAGTTCACTTGTCGGCCTTGTTGTCCAAGCGGTCAAAGATGCGCCCCAGCATCGCCTTGACCTCGCTCATGTCAGCGCGATAGTCGTCGCGCCCCACGTAGTTCGACGGCATGTGCCGCACATCGTTGTCCAGCCGGTCGATGGCTTGGTAGATCCGATTGAGCGTCCAGCCCCCGAAGAATCCGGCCACAGCCACTGCGATGTTGAAAAGTACTTGGTAGTCCATGACAAAAGATTTGACCAGATGAGTGCGGCGGGTTCAAGCGCGGCGACAAGATTTTGCAATCAAGGAGCAAGGGCGTTTTGACTTTCAGTAATGGGGGCAAGTACGTTCACAGTGGCCGGGGTGCGAAGCACCTTGGACGCAGCCTGTCCCGTTGCCTTAAACGGCGCTGCCATTTTCTCGCCCCTGGCTTGCCGTGCCAATGCTTTTTCAAGCGCGGCGGCAGCGGCAGCAGGGTCGATCATCTCTGCGGCCAACTCGATTGCCAGCTTCTGATCCAGCTTGCCTTGCAGTCGGCGCAGCAAATCGTTGGCAACCGTAGTCACGTTGTTGATGAAGTTCGGCGCCCGCACGGTGCCCATGACCTCGGTGCCCATCAGGTTCACATCTGGGCCAGCCCCGCGAGCGGCTGCGGCTTGAGCCTCAGTAGCTTTGGCTCTGGCAAGATCGGCGCGAACGTCTTCCACAATTCTCAGTTGCTCGGGTGTAAGCACCTCACTCAAGTGCGCAAACCGGGTCTGCCCGGGCGCCCGCTTGATGGTGCCCGGGGCGTTTTCCATAGCCGTAGCAAAGCCAGCAGCACGAAGTCGCGCCGTTTCTTCACCAAGGGCGGGGGTCAGCTTGCCTTCAAGGAACTGACCCACTTGCATCTGGTTGATCGGCCTGCTCTGGGCGGCAAAGGTTTCCCGTGCAACCTTGTAGTCAGGAGCCTTGCTCTCTGCCCACTGGAGAAACTGCCCACGGGTTTTGTTGATCGCAGCCGCTTCCGCAGAGCCTATGCCAAACCGCTCGGGGTTTTTGATGAGGTCGTCGAATGCCATCTTCATGGCATGTAGGCTGCTGCCAGGAAACTGGGCAACCTCGCCCGGGATAACTGTTTGACCCAGCGGGCGGCCAGCCTCGTCAACAATCGACGAGGGTACGACCTGGGCTGGACGGTTCTGACCAATCTGGAACGGCTGCCCTTTCTCCGCTGCCAGCGCCCCGGCCCGGGCAAGAACCTTATCCATCGACGGACGAGACAGCAGACCCATGAATGTGTCATCTGCCCTGACAAGCGCTCTGTCGGCAATCCCATAAAGCTGAGAGGCAGTGGACTTACGAGCCGCCTCGGCAGCAGTGAGGTCAGCAGCCGTGCCGCCCACCTGACGAACGGCACCCAACTGCGCGGCCTTCTGAGCCTCTGCTCGCTCGAAGTACGGGGTCGGCGTGGTGCGGGCGGCAGACTCACCCATCGCAGCAAATCGAGTTGCGCCAACAGGTGATGCCGCCTGTGCAGCCGTGGGCTTGCTGCCGGGAACGATTTCAGTGGCGCCTCTCAGGGCGTTGAGCACCTCTGGACCGCGCCCCTCGACTGCTGTCAGATAGGCTGTCGATTTGGGATCGAGGGCGTTGTAAACCGCACCCGCGCCCCTACCAACGTACTGAATCGGTACCTCAATGATCGGCGCCAGCGGGCGCATTGGATTGATCGCGCCACCGGCTCTGGACAACGCGGCGCCCGTTTGCGTGGCTCCGACCTTACTGACGGCAGCACCGCCACCAGTCAGCAAAGTGGACAAGTCAGCAGCAGCGCCCACTGGGTCTTCGGCAACCGTGCGCTTGATGGAGTCTAGGCTGCCGTACCGATCCTTGTACATGCCGCCGACAGCGTTGGCCGTTTGCACAGCCCGCTGGGTGGCCTGGGGGTTGGTGTCAAACTGGTCAATGACCCGCACCACGTTCTCGGGCAGCGCGTTTCGCAAACCGCCAGCGGCAGCATCGAACAGACCCATAACGGTCTGCACCGGGCTGGTGATTGCCTGCACAAGCCCGCCGACAAACTGACCAGCGCTGGCCGGGAGATTCTTGACCGCCTCGACCGGCACCTGAGCGGCAGTGTACGTGCGACGGCCAGCAGGGATTTCTCCACCAGTGGTCGGTGGCGCAAACTGGGCAAACGGATTGGCCGGTTGCGCGGGCTGTGCTGCGAACTTGGCAAAAGGATTTTCGGCCATTTATCTCCCCCTGGGCAAAACCCGATCCGCTGATCCAGGGCCAAATTGTGCGTCAAACTGCTCACGGGTGCCAGCACCGCGTTTGAGCATGTCAATCGCTTCTTGGGGGATGGTTGTCGCAGACGCAGGGCGACGGCCTGGAATTGGCAACGGGTCGGCAGAAATCCCCGCCCCTTCGAGGGCAGACCTTGGCATTTGCCGGACACGGTTGTTCCACGACTCGATGCTTGCAACCCCCACCTTTCGGCCAAGTTCGGCAAGCCTACGCAAAGACACGGCGTCGTAGGTAATTTGACCAGACGCGGCCTTTTCCAAGAAGTCGCGGTCGGCGTTGGTGAAGCCCTGACCAGCGCCCAGGTTGGACGACTTGATGGCACCAAGAGTCGAGTTTGCCAGCGAGGAGATGAGCACCTCGGTGTTGGCGATTCGCTCGGTGTCTGTGCCGCCTGCAAGGTTGAGCGCCTTGGCAATTTGCAGGCGCACATTGGCGCCAGTGCCGGTAAAGACTTTGCCGCTGGCAAGAATGTCCGTAATTCGATCCGCGTTCTCGATCACCCGTGGTGCGCCTTCGGCAGCATCGAGTTTTCCAGCATCCCGGTCGGCAATCAAGCCGCCAAACCGCTCGCCGTATTTTTTCTCGGTGCTGACGTTGACGGTCGTACCCGGCGCGTGGGTCACTTCTTTTCTCAGCCGCTGCTGGATCAGTGCAGTCTGATCAGCTTTTGAAAGCCCAGACTGCGACAACAGTCGCTCGAATTCGCCAGGACGCTGCTTGAGCGCCTCAAACTCCGCAAACCCCTCGCGGGTAAGCGGAAGACCCAACGACCGCATGAACTTAGCCTCGGGCGGCGTGGCGTTCTCAGCACGAATGGTCGCTTGAACATCCTCGATCTGTTTGAGCACCAGCGCTTTTTCACTCGCTAGTTCGGGGTTGTTCCCAATCCGACGGTATTGTGCCTCCAATGCTCTGAGTCGAAGGGTGTTGGCGTCTGGTGCAGCAGGTACGGCAGCAGGTACGGCAGCAGGTACGGCAGCAGCAGGCTGTGCTGCGGGCGCAACCATTGCGTTGGTGACCGGCGCAGCGGCAGGCGCAAGAGCGTTAGCAGTCGCAGGGGGCTGTGCCGCAGGCTGTCCAATGTTAAGAACTTGCCTGAGTTCCTCTACAGTTCCGGGCAATTTGACGCCCGTGAAATCACTCAACTTTTTTGCTTGTTCGGCAAGTAGATGTATACCATTTCTATAGTAATAGTCATCTGGCGGCGTATTCAAAAAGAACGCCGCATTTCGTGAATATGTTTCGTAAAGGTCTTTAGTTCCCGGATATTGTTCTAGGCGTTGTTTGTCTTCTTTTGAAAGTTGTCCCCCAAAAATGTCTTTTGTTCCTATGGGTGGAGTATTCCTAAAACTAGATAGATTCTGAGCAATGCTTGTTTCAGGCCCAACAGCGCCCCCAGGCGCAACATCGCGCACGGTGCCCGTTGGTCGCGGCATTGGCGCGGCAACCAATTGACCTGCGGGTGCAGCAGCGGGCGCTGCCATTGCGTTTGCAGGTGCCGCACCTGTTGCTTCAGCAGCACTGGGCGCGGCAGCGCCACCACCACCAAACTCTCTGCGATATGCTTCAGCCTCGCGTTGGTAGCGAAGGGCTGTACGAATAGCCATACCTTGGGTCAAGTACTCAGGCCGACCCGTTCTGATCATCGCATCGGCAGCAGCCTCAAGATCGGGCGGGCCACCCTTGGCAACAATCGCCGCTTGAATCTGCCCCAGCGCATCTCGCTCACGACGCAGGGATTCCATCTGCATGTCGGCCATTTCAGCCTGACGCTGACCGCCCATGATCTGCTGAACCTGCGCGTACTCGGCCAGCGCGTTACGTGGCCGAAACTCCGGCTGGCGAAAGCTCATCGCAATGTTGGGGTTGACGAGTGCCATGATTAGTACCCCACGCCAGTAAAGTTAGACGGGTCATAGCGACGCTGATTCAGCGCCTGTTGCAGCAATGAGTTCTGCGCTTGGCCCTGTTGATAGTTCATGTACTGACCCAAGCCGCCAGTGATCGCGTTGGCCGCGCCCATGTAGCCAGACGCACGGGCCTGAGCACCCGCCCCCATTGTTTCGGCGAGGTTGGAGCCAAACTGCCCAGCCTGCCCGGCAAGATTTTGCGCTGCGGTCTGGCCGACGCCAGCCAACGATTGCAGCGGGTTGAGTCGCGCCTGACGCTCGGCTTGGTAGCGGTTGAAGGCGTTCTGGTACTCTTGCGAACCCATCTCTTGGCCGAACCGTTGCAGCGCTTTACCCGTGCCGCCCGACATCAGACCGCCACGGGCCGCAGCCGACCGCTCCAGCGCCTTCATGCCCTCGGACATGCGAAAGCCGTAGCCAGGGTCGGCTTGGAACTGCTCCATCCCAAACGGTGTGTATTCAGTCGCCAGTGGGATCAGCTTGTTGAGCGCCGCCTCGCCAGCTTCCCGATAAGGTTTGCCGAGTTCAACCTGCCGCTCGAAGATTTCGCGTTGCACATCGGCAGCGCGGTCTGCGGCAGCGGCTTGTGCATTGGCCGCGCTGCGAGATGAGCTAGCGCCGAGTAGCGAGCTTCCAATAATTGCTGCTGGTATCATCCATGCGGCCATAACCGTTCTCCTTAAGTCACCTCGCGCCCGCTGACGCGCATGTTGATGGCGCTGGCAGTTCCAGCGATTGTACTGATGAAGTCGCCAACGCCAAGCACTTGGCCGACCAATTCGGGGAAGGTGTACACCTCAGACGCCTGGAGCGTCTTGGTCTTGGTGATCAGGTTGGCGTTACCCGCAGACCCGGCTGCCGTGACGAGGTTGACGCTGATCGTCGCGGCGCTGGCGCTGTAGTTCGTGGCGGTGAACTTGTCGATGATGGCCGTCACGCCAGTCGCCGTGTACTGGGTGGTTTGGCTGTTCTCGACCGTTTTGGCCGGGACGAGGACGCGAACTGAGACTGTCATGGTTTACTCCAATTGCAAAGAGTTGTTAGACGAATATTGCGTCATTATCCAATTTGTGCCGTTAGAAACCAAGGTGGCGTTTGCCCCAGCTACGGCCTCCAAAATCGCCGTGGTGGCCGATCCACCGGCCAGCGGCACTACGTTGCTGGACGCCGACACAAGCGTCTGCGCTTGGTAGTTCTGGAAGTACAACACCCGGCCAGTGTTGGCGCTAGCCGTCGGCAGCGTCACGGTACAGGACGAGCCGGACTTGTTGTTAATTGTCCAAACGTCCGTGGCGCCCACAGAAAAGTTGGCTGTCTGCGTGACCGGCGCTGCGGTGGAGGTATACGGCAGCGAAGGAATGTCAGCAGCAACAAGCGCCCGAAACGACGGTGCCGCAGCCGCGCCTGTTGTCGGCCCGGCAAAAACAGTGTTGGCCGTAGCCGTAGCTACGCCTGTGCCGCCTCGGCCAACGGCAAGCTGACCCGTCCAGCCTAACGTCAGGGAAGTGGCCGCGAGCAGGGCTGTCGTGGGCGAGCCGCCCAGCGTCAGCGTGACGTTGGTGTCGTCAACCTCAGTCAAAGCCGCAGCGGTAACGCTGATGTTGGGTGTTGTGCCGCCGCTAGATACGATGGGTGCGGTAGCCGTGACTGCGGTGACCGTCCCCTGCATAGGCGGTGGCAACAGGTTGAGCGCCTCAATCTGCTTTTGCAACTCAGCAACCTGCGACACCAAGGCCGAGCAGCAGTCGGCCAATCCCGCTGCGTCAATCTGCTTGATCAACTCGCTGCTCAAGTCAATCGACGGGGGCAGCGTCTCCGCAAACTGCGCCAGCGTTCGCAGTTCAGCATCAACCGAAGCAATCGTTGACTCGGCGCTGAACGTAAGCCCCGAGTCATCAACCACCGCCGTCGCTGCATCGTTGAGCGACAGGAAAAACAAGTACCAAGCCCTGTCGATCAACCCGGTGCGCGGGTCGATCAACGGCACCCGTGGCGGGGTGATCGGCGTTGGCGTTGCGTTGGGGCTAGGCATTGGTCGGGCTGAGAATCAACTCTGCGCCCATGATGCTGATCTTGACCGGATCGGTGCCCGATAGCTCATAAACGCGGTCGCGCAGCTTCAGGGTCATGCCCATGCGCCGCCAGAACACCCGGCGATAGTACTCGCCGATCTTGCCAATCGGCGACCAATGCTCGTTGGACCATGTGTGGCCGCCGTCATCGCTCCAGCGCAGCATGACCTCGGGGTCACTGCCTTGGCCCAGATTCAAGCCAGTACCGGCCTCGATGTCCAGTTGCAAGCTGTGCTGCGCGGTGCGCTTGAGGTTGTTGGTGCCCGTGGGCAGCGCCCGCCAGGACCGCAGCCACTTCTGAATGCTGCCGTTGTCCGAGTAGTCGTCCAGATCAAAGGCGTAGATGTTGCCGTTCTCGTAGTCGCCCACGACCACTTTGTTGTTGAACGCCATCTGGCAGTTGCTGCGGTGCCGGGTAAACGCGCCGTTGTTCCAGCCTGCCCGCTCATGCCAAGCCTGGGTGGCAACGTCGTACACCCAGGTCGTGTTGGCAGTCGGGAAGATCAGCACATAGAAGCTGTGGCCGTCTTGCTGGTAGGTGTAGGCAATCGCGTCCGACAGGTCGCCGTACTGCTGAATCTGCCACTCGACGGCGTGGGTGCTGATGCGCTGGCCGGTGTAGCCGTTGGCCCGGTAGACGATGCCTTGGCCCCGGCGGTCGCGCCCGAGCCAAAACAGCCCGTTGTCCATCTTGGCAATCGAGAACGGGGCCGCGCAGCCCAACTCGTTAAACGCGCCTTGGATGCGCTGGAGCGGAAAGTCGGTTGCGCCGCTGTCGTACCAGACCTCAATCGAATTGGTGCCAAAGGCCCACACCTCGCGGAAGTTAGACGCCACGGCCACCAGCCCGTCAGGCGAGCCTTCGGTGCTGGCAAACTCCAGCGGGTCAATCGAGGTGCCGTCCAGCAGAGCCGTGATCCACAGCTTCTGGCTGTTCGGCTCGTTGAAGACGAAGTAGCCGTCCAAGTAGCACACGGTCACAGCGCCGGGGAAGTCCGGGTCGGTGATCTGCCCGAAAGCGTTGGTCGTGTTGTTGTAGATGTAGCTCGGGCCGTTGGCCGCGATGAACAACTGGGTGCCGTTGTCGGCCATGCTGACCGGCCCGGTGCCCGCCACGGTGCCGATGAGCGTGGCCGCGTAGCTATTGTTGATCTTGTAGAGTTGGGTGCCCGACACCACGAAGCCGGTGCCGTCCTGCGGCGAGAAGGCCCACAGCCCACGGATTGGGCCAGTGCCAACCGAATTGAGCAGCTTCAAGCCTGGGGCGCGGTTCAGGAACGCAGGCTCTTTGCCCGCCTCGGGCACGATCTCGGGAAACAGGTTGACCATGCGGGCATCCGCAGCATTGACGCTGCGGGCCACATAGGTCGAGCCTAGGATCGGCGTCTTCATCAGTAGTTACCCGCATAGATGTTGTACCGCTGGCGCGTGGCGATCAGCGAATACGGCATCGACATCACATCGTCCGGGTTGTTGATGCGCTTCAAGTTGCGCTTGCTGTACATTGCAATGCGCTGCACCTGCGGGCTTGGCTCAATGCCGAACTCAGGCGCGATCTCGCAGGCCAAGTTGTAGGTAAACGCCCGCAGGTAGCCCGGTGGGAACAGAATTTGGGTGGACAGGTTGGCAGGCTGCGTCAGTTCCTCGACGCTGATGAAGTGCCACTCCAGCAGCCGGGTTGGGCGCGGGTAAATAAAGATGTCAAAGTTCGGATAGGTGTTGTTGACGAACATCACCTGCGGGAAGGTCGAGGTCACGGTCTTGACAGCGATGCCGTCGTACTGCTGCTGGTTGATCAGCTTGATGCCGTAGGACACGCCCGTGCCAGGGTCTTTGAAGTAGGTGGCGTCGTCCACCAGAATAGGCCGCACGGCGGTGCCGTTTAGGCGCACCAGCGAGCCGCTGGGGCCAAGGGTTTCGTTGATCGATCCGGTCGGCCAGTTGACGATCTGGTCGATGGTTGAGAAGACAGCCAGACGCTCGGTGTTCCACGAATCGATCATCTGGTTTAGCGCCATGAGCGAGTCCTGCGACGCAGCCGCAGAAGTTGTCTCGCCCTCGGCCAAGACGCCTAGCAGCCGCAACGCCCGGTTAATCTGTTCGCCTGCGGTGTAGGTCGTCATGTTATTCCTCTGCGGTTAAAACGTCCTTTTTGCGACGGCCACGCCGTGCTACAGGCTCGGGGCTGACTTCTTCAGCCACTTCTTCAACGGTTTCCGGATTGTATCTTGACCAGCCGTTTTGAACATCCAAATCGGCTTCCATGTCCATCGTCGCAACCTTAGCGCCGTGGATGGGGTGTGTGAGGTAAATTATCGCCATAGATGTAGAAGTGGGGACCGAAGTCCCCACCCCATTAGACTACGCCGTGGATGATGGCGAAGTTGATGATGACAGCCTCGGACAGCGATCCTGCGGTCAGGTTACGCAACGTAATGTCAGCAGAACCAGTGGTCATGCTGGAGATGTACGTTGTGTACGCCGCAGCAGTACCACCACCAGACACGTTGACAATGATTGCGTCGTTGCCGGAAATGGTGCTGTTGGTCAGAGTAAACGTCACAGCGGTGTTACCCGCCAGTGCCGCTGCGTTCATCGTGATGCGGCCAGCAGATTTGTTCAGAGTCACCCCTGTCGATTTGCTGGTTGCCTGCGTCACAGTACCTTGGGCAGCGGCAGCATAGCCGATTTCCTCGGTTGCGTACATCGTGCTGAACTCGGGGTCCAGATATGCAACGCCAGTAGCTTTAGTGTTTGGCATGGTGGTTCCTTTAAAAACAGGGGCCGAAGCCCCTGTTTACGTTAAGAAATGCGGTAGCAAGTCCAAGAACCGTCGCCGGTCTTGCGAGCACGGAAGTGGCCCGAGGTAGTCTCGGTCACAACCATGTTGCCCACCAGCGTCCAGCCCGTAGCCGTAGCCACAGTCACGTCGTCCGTTCCGGCATCAATGTTGATGACGAAAAAGTCAAACGCTGCGTTCACTTTAGATGCGCTAGAAACGTCTGCTTCCAGATCAGCAACGGTCGGCAGGGTCAAGTTGCCAGCAGTGCCGTTGAAGGTGAACAGGCCGTTTGCCATTTGAGCAGCCGTAGCGGTAGCTGCGGCAGTCAGCGCGGTAGGAGCGCCTTGAACAAACAGTTGAGCTTCGCCGACGTTGCCGTCGCCAATCTGGTAGCCACCAGCGCCATTAGGGAGAGCCATGATGAAATCCTTTCAAAATAAATGTGTAGAAGGGGGGCCGAAGCCCCCATTCGATCAGCCCCAGAGGCGAACGCCCATCTGAGGACGAATCACGCTGTAGCCGTACAGCACGTCAATACGGCAGGGCATACGGTCGTTGTTGATGTCGTACTGACGAACAACGCGCAGGCTGATGCCGTTATGGACAGCGCGAGCGGCCATGTCCACGCCTTGGGGCAGGAGCAGGTCGGCGGTAGCGAAGGTGATCGCATCCTTGTGGTACACCAAGTTCTGGGCGTACTGGCTGGAAGCGGCACCCACGAACACCACGGCCTTGCCGTTTTGCGGCAGAACGTCCACGGTAGCCAGGGCGTGGTTGGCCGAGTACATCGGCGACACGGTGATGTTGCCAGCGCCAGAGCCGTTCAGGGTCACGTCAGCAGCAGCGACGAACTGGAACAGCGAACCAGTGGACTCACGGGTTTGCGGGTTCACAGCGAAGCAGTCAGCAACGGTAAACACATCGCCGATCTTGACGGTAGCATTTGCGCCAGCGCCGGTGATGGCGATGGTGGTTGCACCTTCAGCAGTCACAGCAGCCGACAGGGTGCCGCCGGTAGCGGTACGCGAGCCAGTGGTGAACTGCTTGATCGACTGAGACATGTTGATCTCGTCAAAGCCCAACACGCCCATGCCCATCATGCCGTTCTTGAACTGGCGGCTGATGGTGTCGGTTGGGTTGAACAGACCTTTCATGCCTTCGACCAAACCAGCGTTGGCTGCCGGGTTGACGGTAGCGTAGCGCGGCGACATCACAGCAGCGTTCTCGTTCAGTTTCTGCTGGGCTTGCAGCAGAACCAGCGAGGTGGCGGGCGTGGTGCCCGGGGTGCCGACGGTGTTGCCGATGTACTTGTAGCTGTTTGCCACATCAGCGTCGATGCTGGAGGCCAATTGGCTGATACGAGGCTTCAGAACACGCTCTGCGAAGTCGTCCAACTGCATGGTCAGTTCGGCAGAGGTGAAGTTCACGCCGATGTGCTTCTGCGAAGACACAGTCAGGGTGGTGAACTGCTCGTTGTCGTCCTGAACTTGCAGGGCGGCACCGTCGGTCACCAGAGCGCGGTCAGGCAGACGGATACGCAGGGTCGAACCGATTTTGGCACCTTCAACAGCGAAGCTGTCGTCGTACTGACGGTTCACGTTACGGGTGAGCACGAGGTTGTTCTCCAAAATTTCGAGAGCCTTCCTCGTGATCATGTCGATTGTAAGAATCGAATTCGCCATTTTGCATTCCTTTCAAAAGTCAGTTAGAATCAAGATTCCTTAGCCACCGTGAGGTACAACATGATCAGCATCCAAGTAGACGGTATCGAATATCGATTTTTTGACCACCTGTACGCTGTTTCGCGCTGCGGAAAAGCTCTCAGAAAGCTCCAACCATACACGCCGACAACCCACAACAAGGGCTATCTCGTGCTGGGCCGCCAGAGGCTCATGCACCGAGTTGTGGCTGCTTGCTGGCTGGAGGGCTTTGACCCTCTTAAGCAAGTTCACCACATCAACGGCGACAAGACTGACAACCGCATTGAAAATCTTGAATGCCTTACCGCGCAAGAGCATCACGGGGAGCGCCATGCAGATTTGCATGGGCACTACACCCGTACGCCCGAGACGCGAGAAAAGATTCGTCAAGCGCGGTTGGGTAGCGTTACGTCCGAGGAGACGAAAGCCAAACAACGGGCTGCTTTGTTGGGCCGCAAGCGCCCCTACATCAAGCGAGCCGCGCACAGCGACGAATCTAAACAGGCGCGTAGCCTCACCCACCATCGCAACACTAGGTGCAGCGTGTTTGGGGTTGAGTACCGCTCCTTTGCAGAAGCAGCTTTGGCTACCGGCATTCATAGATTTACGGTTAGAAAACGGTGTCTTTCTGAGAACTTTCCCGACTTCAAAATCTTAACTTAGCGGTTCATTTGCGCTTGCAGCTTCTTCATCTGCCGAGCACGTTCAGCTTCAATCCACTCCGAGGTACTCATGGCCTTCGTCGAGCGAGGGTCAGTCGTATCATAAGACGGGTTGCCGCTGGTTCGTGCAGTCACAGGCGAAATCGGTGCAGGTGCAGACGTAGTTGGTTTCGTGGGAGGACTTGCGGCCAGTTTGGCCTCGATCTTCCCGATCTCACGGGCCTGCAAAAGAGGTGACAGACGGGAAATGCGATCAGCTTCCTTCGGGTTTGTTCCCAGCCAGTAGGCAAGGTCTGGACCCATGTCGGACGCCTTGATTGTCTCGGCCATCACATCGGTGACTCGAAGCTGTGGGTTGTAGGCGACTTGCTCGAAGTCGTCATACTTGGCCCTGGCTTCTTCCTCACGTTCGTGGTAAGCCTCCTCAATCGCAGCCTGCTGCTTCTGGAACTCACGCTGCGCGAGCAGTTCTTCGGCCTTTTTGACCGCCAGCGCTTCCGCGTAGGCATCAGGGGACTCGAACTGGTCGATGGGCGGGATTTCCTTGGGCGCTTGCGGTTGTGCAAGTTTGGCCTGCTGCTCACGTTCCCATTTGCGCTGCTCTCTGGCAAGGCGCTTGCTGATCATCGCATCGATCTCAGCCTGGGTGAATTTCTTCTCCTCGGGCTGCTGCTCGGGTTGACTCTCAGCTACTTCCGGCGCGTTTTGTGCACTGTCCGTGGTGGCCGTCACCTCGGGTGCTGGCGCGGATTCAACTTCCGCTAAGGCTTCTTGGACTTGTTCAGTCATTTCTTGTTCCAGAGGAACCCCGGTCTACTGGGCCGGTACAGTTCTCAGATTATGCGCTAAGAAGGCGCTTGTCAACTGGTTACTTGGCGACCCATCCAGTGTTGCCAGCGCCTGATTCTTTGACGTACAACGTAGTGTTAGCGCCGCCGTTGTTACGCAGAAACAAAGACCCAACTGGCGCGGTTACCGCGCCTTCTGGCGTATTTGCGCCAGTGACGGCAAGAACAGTGGTAAGGCCATTTGACAGCGCAATACCGTCTTTCGCCGCATCAAAACCATCATATAGCCAAATATTAAGGGTCACGCCAATCATTGTGTTGCTGTAAACGGACGGCACATTAGCTGGCGCACCAAGGGTTGACAAAAATCCGTAGTATTTGTTCAAAATCAAGTTGTTGCAAATGACAGCTTCGTCATTGGCGTTTGTGGACACATAGTTGATGGCGCGGCTGTTCGTGCTTGCGCTGTTGAACACTGTGTTGTATGTTCCGTCAATCGTGTTGCCGGTAATGACAACTTGACGAACACCTTGATTTGTCGATGTACTGTTGCCAGACATATCCAAGAAATACTGTAGTTGGCTCATGCTGATGTTGTTGGTCACGATCAGCGATTTGCAACGTCTTTGGTATTCACCAGCATTTGATCCGTTAGCCACTGTAATGTTGTTCAGATAGCTGCAAAATCTTCCGAATGTATTTCCATTAACAACAAAAGAACCCGTCCCGTTACCACCAGATGTTTCGGCGGCGTAATATACACACAGACCTCCAAAAGCATTTGTGCTTTCCGATGACCCATCAAACGCGTTGCCTTCGACGATCACTTGACCGTATGCAAAAATTTCAACTCCGTAATCGGACAAAGAATTTGCACTGTCACCGTTGCCCAAAACAACCGTATTGTTGGCTATAACCGATTTGCCAAAAGAATAGTCGCCCGTCTGGTTAGAGTCCACGGCGGCAAAAATTGCCCCGCCTTGAAACCCCGCAGTGGTGCGCTCAGAACATGGTTTGGCTCGGAAATGGTTTCCTTGAATCAAGATGCCTGAGCACAGAAACTGCATATAGCGAATAAATGCAGTGCCAGCGCCGAGGACAGCGCCGACAGTGTTAGATCGTTTGGCAACCCAGTCTTCAGCGGTATTGTTAAGGATGCTAACGTTATTCCAAGCCCAAAGCCAGAAGCCATAGGCGTTATGACCTTTTTTGATTGTGCAGTTTTGGATGGTCACATTCCGGCATTGGGCGTCATATGTGCTGCCCAAATACGGGCCGGACAGAAACACAGAAAACACTTTGTACCCGTTGTTTGGGTCACCAGAATACGGGTTGCTAGTCGTTACATACTGGCCCCATGGATGGAACAGTTTGAATTCACAGTCCTGGATCAAAAAGTCGCCGTTGAGTTGTGCTTGCGTTTGACCATCTGCGTCGTCATCGACGCCGGTGATTGCGCCGCAGAAAGGATAGTAAGACCCACTGGTGTTTGTGCCGGTGAAGGTCATGTCAAACGTGAAGCCTTGAATTTTTACGCGTTTGCAAGCCTTAAAGTTTGCAAAACGCAAGCCGCCGTTTGTAGTGATGTCGTGGTTGTTGATCTTAATTGTTGCCCCATCACCTATAAAAGTGATGTCGGACAAGTTGTTAAAGTTCATCACCACATTACCGTAAACGCTGCTGTACGGCGTTCCTTGGTAAGAAATCAGATATGTGCCGTTTGGAAAATACAGCGTCTGATTGCTTTGCAGTGCCGCAGCAGCCGCGACAAGCGCCGCCGTGTCATTGGCAACGCCGTCACCAACAGCGCCAAAATCTTTCACGTTTACCGGCGCGCCCGTGATCAGTGAATACGATGCTTTTGTGAGCGGCATTGCTTTTTCCTTAAACGGTGTACATCCCAAAGATGCCCATCAAGTTTCCAAAATTATCCGTCGCAGTGGATAGCTCGGTCGCTTGGATATAGGTTACGCTTGTGTTTGACGAATTTTTTGCGAAATACAGCCTTGTGTTTGATGCCTCCACTACAACACCAACGTTGGTCAACGCTGTCCCCAAATTCCATTTTTGCATGATGCTGACTTGACCATAACCGCCATCGGCAGATGCGGTAAATGGCAAACCAGCGATGTATAACTGACCGCTGGCGGTTCCCAGATTTGGGGTTCCTGTGGTTCTGATGTCTGCCCAGAAAAACACAGTTCGACCAATACGCCTATATCGGCCCGTATTTGCTGCGCCAATTGTCCCAAACGCGCCCGATGATGGTGTGTAAACGGGCGTCCAAGTCCCCTCCTCGTGCCAGTTCAGCAACTGGCTCGTCATGCCCGCTGCGAACGTGTTGGCGGTGAAGTTGACGCCTTTAAGTGCGGTGCCTTGGATCAGGTTGCCGGTGCCAAGCGTTTGATCGCCAGTGAACGATTGCGCTGCATCAGTTCTTGCCGCCGTGAAGTTGGCGTCGGGCACAGTCATGGTGCGGGTGGCCGCAGCAGCAGGGCCAGCAACTTGCAAAATACCCGTGGTTGCGTTTGACCGCACATTTTTAACCGTCAAATCATCAGTCGCAACTTTTTTGGTGCTGCTCGACTGCACAATCGGCAAAACTTCGGTGCCCGCAAGCGGAAGGGTTACCGAAGTAAGTTGAGAAATTTTGAGGTCAGCCATGATGAATCCTTAAACGTAGTTGACTTCGATTGACGAAGTAACCGGGGGCGCTTCTGAAAACGTGACAACAACACCAGCGATGCTGTAGGTGTTTTTCTGCTGGTACACGCCGTTAATGTATATGTTGGTGGCGTTCTCGCCTGCGGGAGCGCTTGCCAAATTAAAGGTGGTGTCTGTACCGTCGCCCGTGAAGTTGGCGATGATCGCGGTAGCGTTGAAGCTGCTGCCAACATTGTCGTATGTGGCAATCGTAACGTCTGCGCTTGTCTTCAGGACAAACTTGTACAGCCGCAATTGGTTCCAAATCTCACCCCCAGGCACCCGGCCAGCGGAGTCCACAATAATTGGGTTGGTGTGCGCCGTGTTGCCGGTGCTTGATGTGTACGTTGCCAGCGGCG